ATATAATATAATATAACTACTTTCTAATAGAAAGTAGATTATATTATATTATCCTAATGCTTGTTGCATTAGGATAAACCTAGACTATAGTGAGGATAGTGAGTGGGTTTTCTTCTCTCTTTAACCTACTCACTATCGAACCCTAACGGTAATCAGAGGAGGATTAAGTGTTAAAGATAAACGGATATGATGTACCTGAACATGTATCCTATTCAAGTATTACCACTTGGTTGTCCTGTGGCTATCGTTATTACTTAACTCGTATTCAAAAAGTTGAGGAACAACCTGCTGCTTGGACACTTGGTGGTTCTGCTGTGCATAGGGCAACAGAGATTTATGATTTGGAATTATGGAAAACAAATCATGACAATTAAATTACTTAAAACCGAACACGCATTGTTGCCTTGGGAAGAAGCAATCTGTGCACGAATAGGTTACGAAAGACAACTACCATACTTGGGTAAACCTAAAGCCAATAGGAACTATTCTGAGGGTGATGTGTGGGAAATCTGGCAACACTCTATCGCAGCAGGTAGTGAGTTAGCGTTTGCTCGGATGATAGGCATTGAAGATTTTGTTCCTCATGTTAACAAGTGGAAAACACAAGAAGATGTTCCAGGTTTTGAGATAAGATATTCGTTTAAGAAAACTGGTATCAGGTTATCAAGTTGGGATGATGAGAACGCAACTTATATTCTTATCGGTGATGGTCTGAATGTTAAGACAAGACGAAACGAATACAACAACTGGGCTAGTGAACCTTATCGTGCACTTGGGTGGGCGACAGGAAAAGAAATCAAAGAGCGTGGTGTGTTTGATACCAAGTACAACTATTGGATGCTACCATTGGATAACACAAACAAGATGGGGCAACTATGAATGTAGATAGTATTTGGACACAAGCGTGGAACGCAGAAGTTGAAGAGATAAAACAATTTCAAAAACCAAACTTTGACATTGCTGACTTAAGACAATCATCTCGTACCACTAAGGCTAACCCTGATGGTGAGAACGCAACATGGTGGTTTGAGAATGGTAAAAAGTTTTTGAACTCTTGGATTCAATGGCGTGCTAATTGTGGTTGGGAAATTTGGGAAACACCACAAGGTGTACCTGCTATAGAGTTGATGATGGAAATTGAAACAGGTGGTGTTAATCTTAAAGGCGCAGTTGATAGGGTATTTGTTACACCTGAAAATGAAATCATTGTTCTTGATTTGAAAACAGGTATGCGTACACCACAATCTGATTTACAGTTACAGGTATATGCTTGCATGCTGGAGCGTGCAACAGGTGTGAGACCTGACTATGGTGTATACTGGATGGCAAGACAAGGTGGCACCAGTGTGCCAACCAAGTTGGATAAGTTTACATTACAAAAGTTAGATGAAATGATTGGTCTCTTTCAGATTGCACGAGAGAACAATCTTTATCTACCTAACTTTGAGTCATGTAAAATGTGCTCTGTTCAAGAGTACTGTTACTGGGTAGACGGTGAAAAGTCTAACAAGTTGGGAGAAATAAATGGCAACAAATGAAGCACTGTTTTCAGTTAGTATGAAAACAAAAAACGGAACCATCCTCACATTACGTGCTGATGATTTTGATACATTCTCTAAACACATTGCTGATGCAGTTGGTGGAAACATTAACCTAATCGTTGGTGCTTTAGAAGATGTTGTTCACGGACAAGACCCTGTTGCTTACGCTGCGCAAGCGTTAGGTGCAACAAGTGTGGTCACTGAACCTAACATTGGTAGTGGTCCTGTGGCACCACCATCAACACTTGGTTCATTCCCTGCACCAACATGTCATCACGGTCCAAAGAAACATAAGAGTGGACAAGGTGCTAAAGGTCCTTGGCAAGCATGGATGTGTCCATCTGCTAAAGGAACACCAGACCAATGTCAACCAATGTGGATTAAACGTGGCGAAGTAGGCTGGGTTTCATAAGTGAGAACACTCACTAGAACAATTGGTAAAACTGAATCAGGTGGCGAACCATTGCCACCTGTGTTCAGGACATTTGAGTATGCCCAAATTGTTTTACGTCGCAGTGAAGTGAGCATGTTTGCTGGTGCCCCTGGTGCTGGTAAATCAACACTGGCTTTGGCGTTAGCAACTTGGATGAAAGTTCCTACCTTGTATGTTTCAGCAGACACAGGTGCACACACAATGAGTATGCGTTTGTTCTCAATGCTTACAGGTAAGAGCCAAGATGAAGCAGAGAAACTTTTATCATCAGATGTTAAGTTCGCTAGAGATGCCATCAACAAAGGTTCAAACCATATCTTCTGGTCATTTGATGCAGCACCATCTTTATCTGATTTAGATGAAGAGGTGTTATCATTTGAAGAAGTTCACGGTGAGAACCCACACTTGATTGTGTTAGATAACCTTATCGATATCACTGATGGTGGTGGCGAAGAGTGGTCTAGTATGCGTCAGACTATGAAAGAAATAAAATTCTTAGCAAGAGATACTAACGCTGCGATTCTTATCCTTCATCACACAAGTGAAGCCTTTGATAGTAACCCTTGCCCACCAAGGTCAGCGATTCAAGGTAAAGTTTCACAACTACCAGCACTGATTTGTACCATAGGTCAAACACCTAACGGTATGATGGGTGTTGCACCAGTAAAGAATCGTTACGGTAAAGCAAACGCTTCTGGTAATGAACCAGTTTATCTGTCATTCAATCCAGAGTTTATGTATCTGGCTGACCCAAGAGAATCTTTATGAGAAACATGGATGGCAGATGTTATATCTGTTCATCCATTTGGTATTGCACATGCAACAACGAATCGAATATAGGTGAAGATGAGCAAGTCTAAACAAAAAGGTACTGCTGCAGAAACTGCTGTAGTTAAATACCTTAAAGCAAACGGCTTCCCTAAAGCAGAGCGTCGTGCACTACAAGGTAACCTAGACAAAGGTGACATATCAGGTATTGATGATGTGGTGTTTGAAGTTAAAGACCACAAGAAGATGGAACTATCTGGTTGGGTTAAAGAGTTAGAAGTAGAAGTAGACAATGCTAACGCTGTAACAGGTGCTGTTATACATAAAAGAAAAGGAACATTAGATGTTGGTGAATGGTACGCAACCATGCCAGTGTATATGTTTCTATCTTTGATAAGGGAACTTGATGTCTGATTCACCTATCGCAAAAGTGTTGATGCTATATGGGGCAAACAAAGTCCCATCTGGTAGAGGATGGCGCAGTATGAAATGTCCTTTTCATTCTGACCGTCATGCCTCAGCAACAGTTAACACAGAGGTGAATGCGTTCTCCTGTTTTGCGTGTAGTATTAAGGGAGATTTGTACAAGATTATTATGGAACAAGAAGGGATTAGTTTTCGTGAAGCAAAATCAAGAGCAGAAGAGATTACTGGAACAAGCAACATCTCACTACCAAAAGTCAATCAACTTGGCAGAAGAGTATCTCAGCAAAAGGGGACTATCTCTAGCAGACGCAGAGAGGTTTCGTCTGGGAGTGGTGAACCAACCACTCGTAGGTCACGAAGCATATCTGAACAGACTGGCGATACCGTACATAACTAGAGCAGGTGTTGTTGATATCAGGTTCAGGGCAATAGATTATTCTGAACCAAAATGTCTAGGACTTCCTGGTTCTGAGACAAGGCTTTACAATGTTGAAGCATACTTTCAGGCAACTGATTGGATATGTTTATGTGAAGGTGAGATAGATACTATGACACTTTCTAAACTAGGTTACCCTGCTATTGGTATTCCTGGTGTAAAAAATATTAAGTCACACCATTACAAAATCTTGTCAGAAATTAAGAAACAAAAAGATTATGGACCAAAGAATATTTCTGATTCACCTGGTGGTCCACTTAATGGGTTACGTGTGAGAATGTTTGACAAACTTGCTCGCATCAATAACCTTGTTGAAACAGGTGCAACACCAGAGAATGAATCATTACGTGATTCTTTTTTGGATATAGCAAACTATGCAATCATCGCAATGATGGTGCTAGATAAACAATGGGAAGGCGTTGAATGAAACGCATTGTAGTCTTATCAGATATGCAAATACCTTTGCATAATAAACCTGCAATAAATGCTGTAATAAAATTTGTTAAAGACTACCAACCAGATGAACTATTTTGTGTTGGTGATGAGGCTGATTGTCTTGCACCAGCACGTTGGTCTAAAGGATATGTTGCAGAACATTCTAATCTACAACGAGACCTTGATGAAACTACTTCTATTATGGGTAAGTTTCGTAAAGCAATAGGAAGTAAACCTTTTCATTTAATGAGAAGTAATCATGGCGATAGAATACAAAGATACATTGAACGTGATGCGCCAGCGTTAGCAACACTTAGAGATTTGAAGTACGAAAAACTTTGGATTAATCCATCACAACACATCATTCAACGGTAAACAAACATCAAGTTTGTATGGCTTTGAAGTTGGAAACATAATGGATTTGAAACAAGCAACCTACCTTAAAGGTGGTTCAGCAAATTGGCAAAGTGGGTTTGGTATTCTATACATTGACAAAGGTAAAGTAACACCTGTACCTGTACCAATGGTAGGTAACTCATTCGTAGTAGAAGGAAAAAGTTACAAATGGTAGATTACATTACAGAATACAATGACTTAGTTAAGAATGTTTCTTACTCTAAACACAAAGATTATCCTATGGTTCCAAGAGAAGATATCATTCAAGAGTTATGGTTATGGTTCCTTGAACACCCTAACAAAGTTGATGAGTGGTCTAAGATGGATGACCAGAAACTTGCAACTAAACTTGTTAACAGGTCTTTACATAATCGTGCACACGATTTCTGTCAAAAAGAAAAAGCAAGAACAGTTGGTTACGAGTTAACAGACTTGTCTTACTATCATCGTGATGTGGTTGAAGAGATACTTCCATCAATCCTCACCGATGATTGGTCTCAACCAGTGTTCTCTGATGTTAATGGTGATAGGAAAACATTTGCACCTAGTGAAGGTGGAAACCTTATGACTATGCAAGCAGATGTTTCATATGCTTTCGAACGCATAAGCCCACACCATCAAGAACTATTATTACAATGGTATTTGCATGGTCGTAACTCTAAAGATTTAGGTGTTGCTTTAGGTTTAAGTAGCGAGAATGCTAGAATGAAAGTTACTAGAGCCATTGATGCTATCATCAAAAAATTGGGTGGAAGACCACCTAAATATGATAGTGATTATAAAACAAAAAAAGGCAGGTCGGATATTCCTACCCAACCTGCCCATGAAACTGCCTAATTTTGCCCTTATTTGCCCTCAGAATCGCTGTTAAGGGTGACCTTAAACAGTGTCCAAATGGCAAAAGCCCCAAGGCAAATGATACCAACAACATCCCTTGTCTCACCAGGAGGTAGCACCATCCAAGCAATAGCCAAACCAACCAGGGTAAAGGCTTCCCCAGCCCAGGCATCAAGATATTTCAAGATGAATGATAAAACTTTTCTCACTTTATTCTCCTTGCAGTTGATAGTTGTGTTACAATTATTGCACCCAGCACAACTTGCTGGGCTTGTTCACGCTCTTCAGGTGTGAACTCGGAACCAAGATTGGAAATAGTTTCTAATGAATTACTTATGGTTGCAGATATTTGTTGGATTGATTCTGAAAGAAATTGTGGTACTAGGTTATCAAGAATTGAAGGCTGAGTTTGACTTACGTCAATGGCAGAAAGAGTTGGCTCAACTTCAGGTATCAAAAAAGAAGGCTCAGAAGAAGGAGAAACACTAGGTGACGAATCAACAATTGCTTCTAAAGTATCTTGAACACTTGGAAGGGGAGATGGCTCAGGCGTTGAGGACTCTGATAAAACTACAGGGTCTGGCTCGCTTGGCTCTTGAGTTGGAACAACTGGAACCTCTGGAGATTCTGATGGAGAAGGAATATCAGACGGTGACGGAGAAGGAGAAGAAGGCTCAGGAGTTGGCTCATCGATTGTCGGTGATGAAGACGGAGTTGGGGTTGGACTAACTACTATTAAGTTAGTAGATAGTAAATAAGAACCAGTAGGATATTGGTTGCAACAAGCATAAGCATATGATGTTGCACGAATAAAATACTCACCAACCTGCAACGGTATAGTGATTATGGATGCTAGCACATTGCTAGCACTATGGGCACCATCATCATTGTAAGCAATACGAACAGTGTCTTGCCAGATTTCAATCCAGGAATCAATAAACCCAGGATTAGTTTGAGGAGTACCAGTGACAGTTGAAACAGTAGCATCAACTGATTCAGTTATAGTAACTGGTATGTCCACATAAGGTGTGGTAGAATCAAGGTTAATAGTAACATCATCAGAGTATGATGGTTGAGCAACAAGAGTAGTAAGGATGAAAATAGTTATGACGGATAGTAACCTAGACATTTGGTTGACCATTCCTACTGGAACACGCCGTCAATACCTTGCTGATATAATTAAAGAAAGTCAAATCTCTCCTGAAAAAATTGTGATAGTACATACAGTTGAATCAGAACCAATAGAGGGTGTAAATAACATTTGGGATTTAGACCCAATTAATATCCACAGATGGTGGAATCGTGGCATAGACATTGCCAGAACATTTGGTGCTGACTACATTGCTGTACTAAACGATGATGTGAAACTAAAAAATAATCCTATAAATAAAATTGCTTACGGTATGAACAAACTTAAAGCCACACTTGGTTACCCATTACCATACTCAGGACACATACCAGGATACTGTTGGGTGCTTGATATTAAATCAAACATCAGAGCAGATGAAACATTCAGATGGTGGTATGGTGACGATGACATTAGATTGAAAGCAAAAGAGATAGGCGAAGTGGTTTATATTCCAGCAGAAGTAGAACACATACACCCAAACCATTTAACATCTACCAACGAAGACCTAATGAAACTAACCGTTGCAGATAAAGAATACTTTGAAAAGAAGTGGAACCAATGACAACAATAATCGGTATACAAAAACCAGACCATTGTTTACTTGTAGCAGACTCACGAATCACAGACGATTCAGGAAGAACCTACACACATCCAGTAGTTACAAAGATAACTAAACGTGGAAAATTTCTTATAGCAGGAGCAGGACTAACAATGCCCTGCGATATTGTGCAACACATTTGGAAACCACCATCACTAACACCAGTGGCTAACAAAGACCCATACCATTATATGGTTGAAACAGTTGCACCATCATTAAGATTTACTTTATCAGTTAACGGTTATCAACCAGATAAAGAATCAGAAGACCAAGACTTTATATTTCTCATAGCATTAAACGGAATCATCTACGAAATAGATGACACGTTATCTGTGCTTATGAGAGACGATGGTATCTATGGCATAGGAAGTGGGGCATCTTATGCCATAGGTGCTTTACACGCAGGTGCGTCCTGGAAACAGGCTATGAATATTGCAGCAAAGAACAATGTCTTTACTGCCCCACCATTCATAACACATAAACAAACTAAATAGCGAGAATATCCTTAGGGTCTACATCTTTACCAGCAGACCATCTAGCATTATCTCTTGCTTCGAAATGCAAATGTGGACCAGAAGAATTACCAGTGTTACCTGAAATAACCCAAGTGTCTTGACCTGCAATCTTTTGTACAATCTGTGTTCCGTAGGCTTTACCCCAGTTAGCGTTAGCAACTTTTCCATCAGCAACAGCAAGAACATCAGTGCCTTGAGGTACTGCAAAGTCAACACCTGTGTGATAACCCTTTGACCACATCTTACCCAATTTTTTGTAAGCAGTTGTAATCTTCCCATCTTTAATAGGTAGACCCATTCTTATTTACCACCTTCAGATTTCTTGTTAGCACGTTTGAATACAGCATCAACTTCTTCTTGTGTAAGTTTGCCATCATCCAAAAATGCTTTGGCTAAATCTGTAATAACCTTAGACACACCTAATGCTCCAGCAATTAATGCTGACTTAACTGGTTCAATTCCTGCGAAAGCACCAGCACCGATAGCAGGTAATGCCATTGTTAAAAACAAAGCAAATGAACGCAATACTACATCTTTAATAACACTTAATTTCATTATCCAACTTCCCTAACTATAACTGTAAGATTGCCACCAAAACCAGAGAAACCTCCAGATGGTGGTGTTGCTCTTTGGAAACCAACAGAATCAATAACAACAGTTATCTGTTCACCAGTAGTAAAATCCTGGAAGATAACCTCATCACCTGTGGATTCCAAATCTTCTAACGCTTGGATACGTTCCCAAGAACGACCATCGTAACCTGTTTGCACATTGTACCTATCAGTTTCAACATCGTAACAATACAAAGGTAACTGTATTAAATGTTGTCTTGGTGTTGCAGGTAGTGCACGAACTTGATAACCCTTAAATGTTGGACCAGAAGTATCCAATGTTGATGAAGTATCTGTTGGGTCTTCATATAAAGATAAAGTAAATTTCATAGCAATGAACTCTTGAGAACCAGGAGGGTTAATAATGTTAACCTCTGGTGTACCAATGGTTGAGTTGTAGATTGCTGTTTCGTAAACTGTTCCATCAGAACCAACAGGTGAAATCAACAAACCACCACTGTTGTAAATACCACGACAGCGTACACGTTTAAAGTTCTTAGGCTCAAGTGTTCCATATCTTATGAAACCTGTTTGTAAATAACCTGAAGTAATATATTCTGTTGCTGATTGTATGTACAAATAGTTTGCTGCAACTGCAAAAGTAAGACGTTCTGTTTCACCAAGGAAAGCACAAGCAGTAGTAGTGTTAGTTGAATCACCAGTGAACACATCGTGAGCGTAAGCAAAACGAAGAGGACTAATCTGTTCAGATAAATCAATACGAGTCAAACCAGACTTACCATTAACCTTAGTTGTGCAGTAAGCAAATCTGTCTCTGAAACAAAAATCAAATACTACTTGGTCAGTTTCAACAACCAATGGACCATAAGCAATAGAACCATCATCAACAGAAATCTGTGCCACACGAACACCTTTATTGGTACCAATTAGCATATAGCCTAGGTAGTATTTGATTGTGTGAACAACTTCACCAGCAGGGAGTTCAGCAGCAACTTGTGCTGAGTTTAGTGTTGGCATAGTTCCATTAGATGCTAATGTAAACTTTTGAATAGTGGACTGAATACCATTGTATCCAGCAATATAGATAGCAGCACCAGATGCTGTGATACTTGTGTAAACATAGTTTGTTGAAGGATGAGTGTAAAGTTCTGTAGGTAAAGCAGAAGCAGAACTAGAGAACTCGTAAACTTTATTGTTAGCACACATCACAATACGTTCTTTAACGTATTCCATAACAGCATTAGTAACAGTAATACCAGGACTTGTGAACATAACTGTTGCTGCAGTAGCAGCAGTACCAGTTAAAGCCTTCTTGTTGACTTCAAGTTTACCTGAAACAGTATCGTTAGTGACCCAATACGCAGTAGTACCATCATCACAAATAGAAAACACAGGGTCATCTGTACCAGTATTGTAATCAATAAAATGAATAACATTTGTTACACCTGTACCAACAGG